GTAAACATGTTAGCCTCAAATCGCAACATCAGTGTGTTAACAACTTATGCTGACGTTGAGACAGCAAGTTCGAAATCAAGCGTGGATAATAATGCTAGTTCCGTAGACTCGTCACTTAAGAATATCTATAATAACACAGGTGTAAGTGGCGAAGTATTAGCGGCAACAGGTAGCGGTGGACTTAAAACATCCATTCAAAAAGATATTTCCATTATGATGTATCTAGCCAATAAATTTGCAAATTGGGTTTCAAAGGTTATAAATGACCTTTATGGAAATTCGCGTATTTCTTTTAAATATACAATTTTCCCTATAACCGAATACAATAAAGACGACTTTGTAGATGAGTCCTTTAAGATGGCAAGTTCAGGTTTTTCATTCTTATTGCCTGCATTGGGATTAGGAATCTCTCAAAAAGACCTAGTGAACTTGAAATCATTAGAAGAAGACGTTATGGGGTTAAGCAACATTTTAAAACCTCTCCAATCTTCTTACACTCAAAGTGGAGATAACGAGGGTGGCGCGCCAACTAAAGAGGACGCGGATAAGACACCATCCACAATCGAAACTGAAAAGTCGAAAGAGAAAGGAGGTACTAAATGAAAGACGAAGAAATAAGAAAAAGTTTTACCTTAACTTTTTCAGACGAAATTACGCAAATTGATGATGTTAAAGCAAAAGCGAGATGTAGAGTTTTTTATAAAGGAAAGAACCGTAATAGAACTTACATCACTGACGAATTTGCAAACAAACTTATCTCAACTGCGCCATATACTCCTGTAAAGGGAATCTATGACGAAGAAAAGAAAGACTATACTACTCATGGGGAAGAGCGAAGTGAGGGAAGAATTTATGGTATTGTGCCTGAAGACCCAAATTTCGCTTGGGAACCTCATTTAGATGAAGACGGTGTAGAAAGAGAATATGCTTGTCTTGATGTTTTCCTTTTTACTGGTATCTATGGGGAAGAGGCTGAGATGATTACAAAAAAGGCGCAATCAATGGAACTTTATGCGCCAAGTATTGAATTTCATACGGAAGTTTTTGATGGGGAAAAATATTGGGTTTTTGATGACGGCGCTTTCCTAGGGCTACAGGCTTTAGGGGATGACGTTGAACCTTGCTTTGAGGGCGCAAGCTTTTTCACGAAGAATGGAAAGGTGGACGAAATCGAACAGTTGTTATTAGCCTCACGCAAGAAAGCGGAAACTTTAAGTATGAATTATGCTAAAAAGGAGGAAAAAGAAGTGAACGACAAAAAAGACCTTTATGAATTGGAGCGTAGAGATTTAAGACCAAAGATTGTAGAAGCCTTCTTGTCAAAACTAGAAAACCGCAAAGAAGTAGAAGACGTTTACTTTATGGCTGAATATCAGAGCTATGTTATTGTTAACTACTATGGACAGGACAAGGACGGAGAAAACTACGAAGAAAAGAATTATCGTGTAAAGTTTGCCATTGACGAAGAAGATAATGTAGATGTAACTGTTGTTGAACCATGCGCTCAGTGTTGGTTAACTGAAAAGGAAGTTGAATATCTTTCAAAAGTAGAAGAGTTTGAAAACTTGAAGACTCTCGTAGATACTTATTCTACTCAAATTGAAAAAGAAAAAGAAGAAAAAGAAAAAAATGCGCGAAAAGTAGAAGAACTTGAAGGAGAAAAGGCTACTTTAACAATGGAACGTGAAAACTTCACTAAAGAAATTGAATCTCTTAAAGAAGAAGTTGAAACGCTAGAAGAATTTAAACATGGAGTTGAAAAAGAAGAAAGAAACAAAGTGTTTGAAAAATTTAGCGCGCACTTACCAAAAGAAGTTATCTCTAAATATAGAGAAAACGAAGAAAATTACACAACAGAACAGTTGGAAAAAGAATTATCTTATGAGTTCTGTTTAGCTACACCATCCATCTTTTCTAAAGACAAAGGAAACGGCTTTATTCCTAAAGATGGTACGAACACACTTAGTGGTGTAGAGGCTATTTTGGAAAAAAATAGAAGAAATAAAAAGAAATAAGGAGGAAGTAACATGGCGTTCAAAAGATTAAAAATTGATGGGAACGGACAGGTTGAATTAAACAACGTTGCGTTCCGAAGAGATGGTAGAGTTGAAGCACAGTGCAAGCTTAACGAAACTGAGTTTGCTGAAAAAGGCGCTGAAAACGGGATGGTGTTAGCAGTTGACAACACTAATCGTACATTAAACTTACCAAAAGAGGGAGACCCATTACTAGTATTAATTTACAGTTCAGAACATATGGATATTGATAAAGCTAATGGCTTAAAAGATTTTATCAATACTGTAGATGGTTTCTATCCAAGAGGCGGATATTTAGCAAAAGGAGACAAATTCACAACTAACACAATTGGTTATGATGACACAGACTTTGCTGATGATGAAGCACTATTAGGCGACATTAAAGATGATAGCAAGAAAATTTATGGTAAGGTTGGCGCTGAAGGAGTTATCACATTAACTGCTACTAAGCCAGCTGACGGATTAGCATTTATCGCAAACAAAGTATACACAGTACCTAACGGAACAGTCGGTATCCAGTTACAGGTAATTGCTGACTAATAAGAGGAGGGAGATTATGGACAAGAAATTAGTAGATTTAGCAATCAGCGCCGTAAAAGGCAAAGGATATACAGGCGACCATTCTACCTTCTCTAAAGAAGAAGTGGATGACGCACTAAGAACAGAGTTTGGTAAGTTAGCCGGCTCAATTAATGAATTTAGAAAGAACCGTTATGATATTTATGAAATTATTACTGAAGTAGCTGACAAAACTGTACCTACCAAAGTTGAATCTATCTTAGGTATGGTAGCAGATATTCAGGTCGTACCACAGGGGCGCGAAGTAGTCTTCAAAAAGAAAGTTGGACGTAGACGTGCAAAGACTTTCTTAACACAGGTTGGTTTATCAGGTGTTTATGAAACATTCCGTCTAGACACAACTAAATTCCCTGTTCGTACTCATGCAATCGGTGGAGGCGCTACAATCGACTTTGAAAGATTCTTAGACGGCGCTGAAGACATGGTTGACATTATGAACATCTTCGCTGAAGGACAGGTTGAAGCTATCCTTGGTGAAGTTCAGAAAGCGTTACGTGCCGCTCTTAATGCAAAAGGTCGTCCTGACGCTAACAAAGTAATCGCATCTAACTTTGATGCTACTGCAATGCAGAGATTAATTAATGTGGTTAAGAAGTATGGTTCAGGTGCCGCAATCTTCGCTACTGAAGAATTCATCATGGACATGGGTCCTGACGCTATCGTACCAGGTGGCGCTAACTATCAGGGTGTTTACTCACCTGACGATATTAAGGAAATTCATGATAGAGGTTTAATCAAGATTTTCCGTGGTACACCTATCATTCCTTTACCACAGTCTTATGTTGATGAAAACAACAAAGAAACTACACTTGACCCACAGATGGCTTATGTATTACCAACTGATGGCAACAAGGTTGTCAAGATTGCGTTAGAGGGTGAAACTCAGATTCATGACTTCACTAACAGAGATAACTCTATGGAAATCCATACTTATAGAAAAGTTGGTGTTGCAATCTTAACACATTACGACTGGGGAATTTACCAGAACAAAGGTATCCCACAGACATATCACGAATAGTCCTAAGGGGAGGGGTAATTCCCTCTCCATTTTGTTTTAAATAAAAAAAGAGTGAAAAGGAGAATATAGAAATGGAAAAAAAGAAAGTAGAAGTTGTAAGTAAAGTCGGAGGAACAGTTATCTTAAGTGTACCTGACTTACATTTTAGACGTGAATTTAGACGTAAGGGCGCTAAAGTTTTAGTGGATAAAGATATTTTAGAAGAAGCTATCTTCAACCCAGGTATTGAGGCGCTTTTCAAAAGTGGCGCTTTATATATTGAAGACCTAGAAGTTAAGAAAGAACTAGGCTTAGAACCCGAAGACGCGAAAAAACCTGAAAACATTATTGTCTTAAATGATGCGCAGATTAAGAGATACCTTACTGTTGCGCCAACCCATGAATTAAAAGAAATTGTGGAAAAACTTACACCTGAATCTAAAAATGAATTAGTTGAATATGCTATCGCTAATAACATTAGTGATTATAATAAGGTGAAGATTTTAAAAGAAGCAACAGGTATTGATGTCTTAAACGCTATCAAACTTAGACATGAAGAAAAAGAGTAAGGAGGTGCTTAGAAATGACTCCTTGCTCAGTTGTGTATAAGGCTTTCTTAAGCAAAGTATCAGGAGACGATTGGGAAGATTGGAACTTAGTAGATATGGAGGAAGATATGCACGACATTCTACTGAGCGCGCTCCCATACTTTAAGTTTCCTCAGCATGACCTCGCGCTAGACGTGAATGGGGAAAACTTCATGGGGGACTTGATAAATGACGAAGTGCAAATTCTTGCGACTTACATGAAGTGCGAGTGGTTGAATAGAAATATTCTATCATGGGAAAATGTTCGACCAATGTATGATGAAAAAGACTGGTCGCTTAATAGTCCTTTAGATAAACTTAGAAAAATGTTGGAATTGGAACAGGCAAGAGCCAAGCAATTAGAATCAATTTTCTATCGTAGCCCAAATAAGAAACCTTTTAGATATAGGAAATTGGCAGGATGAATGAAATAAGAGAAGGATATTATAATGCCGTGAAGAA